GCCGCCCGCCATGACAATCTGACCTGTCTGAAGTACGCCCACGAGCGCGGATGCCCTTTGCATTGGGGAGTGACCATGGTGGCCGCTGGCAATGGACACCTGAGGTGTCTGAAGTACGCCCACGAGAACGGGTGTCCATGGAACGAGGAGGCAACCTGGGAGACTGCTCGCGGTGGCCACCTGGAGTGCCTCAAGTACCTCCATGAGCACGGCTGCCCGTGGGATTCCCGTGCAACTTACGCGGCTGCCGAGCAGGGCAATCTGGCGTGCCTCAAGTACCTTCACGAACATGGTTGCCCGTGGCATCCCGAAACGATTGCCATAGCAGAGCACGAGGAACACCCCGACTGTGCTGCCTACGCCCGCGCCCACGGGTGTCCTGAGTAGGCAACCACAATGTAACCAGAGTGGCGCGGGAACGGGAACACTGTATGTGACATAAGTACAAGAGTACCACGAACACGCACTCCATAACCATACTCATATAAAAAATTGAATGGCGTATTTTATGATATACTATTAAGCAACACTTACAAATGAACCCAAACGCCGAAACTTTTACTCCAATTATTAAAATCCCTTATAATGAAAGAGAAGATAAATTGAAACAACTCCAACCACAAGTTCAAGATTATATTCGTATGTATATATTTAAACGCACATATTCTTCAATGAAGACATACACCGAATACAAAAATAATACTATATATATTCATTATGAAACTCCTAATGAATATATTGGAACAGATGATAAAGCATTTAATCGTTGTATGAATGATTATAATCAACTCCATATTAGTTATCGTAAACAAGCTAAAAAGATTCTTCCCTACTTGTGGAGAGCAAGGATGCGTAAAACTGAATAGTGTTCAAAATATATGTTCTTCTATTATTCAATTGTTGATATGTGCTTTCATCTTCACATTCTTCAATTTCTCTTGTAACTCGTTCAAGTTGTTGTGAATAATCATTCATATCACTTAAAATGTTATCTCTTTCGTGTATAAAACGGGGCGCCATATTTTAATTTATCTATATTTTATATATGAGTTTTATAAATTCTCCTGTATTTCAATTTTTTTTAGGTGGGTCTCTCGTATCTGGAATAACATATGTAGCAAATAATGTATCCGCTTCTCTCGCCAGCATCATCACCGCGTTCCCCATTGGTTTGATACCTCTGTTTTTCTTACACGGACAAAATAAAATTAATAAGTATGGTTTAGATACAACACTTACAAACTTTATTGTAGTTCTAACATATATCGTATTTAATCTTTCAGTGCGTCACCATATTTATACAACACACGCAATAGAAATCGCGTGTTTAAGTTGGATTATAATGGCCGTTCTTATGTATTATTTGTATTTTGTATAAAAGCAACTTTAGGTTCACAGTCTTCACAATCATTATCGTAATAACAACCACCTTCAGTAATATGAGGACACTCCCACGGACATACCTTTAATGTCTGACCTTGAAATTCAACTGTTTCATTACAATTTCCATATATAGATGTAGGTTTCGTACATCCCTTTGGACATACATTAAATCCTTCTTTTCTTGGATAGACACACATTCTAACATACAGTACTAAAAAGACACCGAATAAGAATGCAATAATACCCAATGGAACCATTGAAAATTGAATTAAATTTTATATAATATATTGATATTAAAAAATGGACATCACAAAGAAAGATTACGAATTTGCATCTAAAGCGTATGAATATGCTAGTTTATCTCCAATGATGATGCAACATGGGTGCGTATTAGTTCATAATTCACGTGTTATTTCAGGAGGTTATAATCATTATTACGCACCCTCAATGGAACGTAAATCATATTGTAGTTGTCACGCAGAAATGGACGCGTTGAGGAGGTTGAGGCGAAGGCGTTGCTCGTCTTNGCGTATGTATAAACATAAACGTTTTAAAGAAGTTTAAACTATATGTAATAAGACGTTCGAGAGAAGGAAAGTGGAAAAATTCAATGCCGTGTGAGGATTGTTTTGAATATATAAAATCTTTAGGAATACGAAAGGTAATTTATAGTAAGAATGAATATGAATTATGTAAAATAAATATAAATGAATTAAAACCTTTTGTAAAGAAATCTCTTGGTCGTCGTTATTTAAATAATGTAAAATCAATAGTATGATTTGTCTAACTTTTTCAATTGATATAAAATGGTGAAAGACCAAATTTTTTTTCTGAAACTCACACAGAAATTTTCCGTTTATGATATTTGTATCATAACTTTTTTTTATTGTTTGATTTCAAGATAATATATCTTAAATATAAACGTGTAAGATATTCGTTATAAAAGGATGATATAAATATATATGAGATTTATAATGCTCGTATGGACGAGTATTATAAATGAATAATTAGAAATATAAATAAAACAACATTTCTTTTTATACAGTTAGAGATAGACTGTATCTATCACGAACTTCTCCAGTTAAAGTTTTAAAGTCGTCATAATAACGCAGAACTCTACAACCACTTTGTAATAATGAGACATAGTTGTATTCACATTCTTTGCGTTTTTCTTCATCTTCAATGCGTGCTATTAATTGTTGATGTAATTGAAGACGTGGTAAGTAGCACACAACATCCACAATTTCTAAATGCTGTGTTAAGTTGTAGTCATCACAAAGAACAAGAATACGGTGTTTAGGGAAGTCTTTCTTAAGACCGTCTAAATATTTTTTAGCTTCTGGATAGAAACGAACCATACGGTTATTTTCATTTCCTGCTCCTTCTTTACGTAATTTGCTTTCAATCACCTCATTTAAATCAACAATTAAGGTTTTGACCTTACCTTCCACACTGTGTAAGTTTGTTGTTAAACGAGATTTACCACACTTCTTGGGTATTACGAGAGCGCAGACGTGTCCCGCACGTTGTCTGCGGTTCACGAGCATTCGTTTCTTTCTGTTTTCGCTGTATAAGCATAGGGTCATACGTGTAAATACACCAACGCCGAGCATAGCAAGCAAGTCACTTTCCATTCCTTCCATATTTTTATACATAATCTATAGAAAAAAAAATTGAACGCACTTTTATTATCATAATATTTTATAAACAAAATGAGGTGTAAATATTGTAAAAAGAAAATGTCNGAATGGATGTCTTATACGTGTAAGTGTAATGGTGTATATTGTATGAGTTGTCGTAATTCACATTCTTGTAATTATGAATATTACAATGAATATCAAAAGAAACTTAAATATGAAAATCCTGAAATTCAATATGAAAAACTTGAACGCATCTAAACAAATGTAAATTCATATTCAACCGTTCCTAATAAACGCATTTTCACACGTGTGTATAAAGCTTTAAATAATGTAGAAAGAATAACTGCGTCATCCTTATCATCACCTAATGCTTTTTTTCTATAATTTAAATATATTTTATGCTCTTCATTGATAGTCTCAATCGGTTGTTTTAAATAATCTTCTTTTTGTTTTTTCCATTCTAAAAGTAGTTTCATAAATATTGTTTGTAATCTCATATTTAAAATACGTAATTGTTGTTTAGTCATTTGTGTCCAACGACACCCTTCTTCTTGTGNCTGTTGAACGTATACATAAATTGTATTATGTTTTTCGTGAAATGCTCTTAACGGAATATGTTCTTCTTCCGTATCGATATGAATAATATCATCAATTAAAATGGAAAGACCTTTTATATATCCAAATTTAAAGATTGTCTCCATATGTTTTAAAGTAATTATTTGTTCAAGTTGTTGAAACCATTGCTGTAATGACGTTGAACAAGAAACATTATTATTTAACCACTCAAGAATACTAATTTTTTTACGGTGTGTTTTCTTAACTAATTTTTCGAGGTCTTGAACGCGTTGTTGTAAAGATTGAACAATATTTATAAGTTGTACATTCGTCATTGGTGACGGATTATTATTTTTCATTTCATATTTCAATTCACATTGTTTTAAATGAGATATATATGTATGTGACGTTTTAAATTGTCTTTCACATATATAACATATCCGAACTTTATCTTTTGATTTTTTTATTTTTTCTTGAAATGGTTGTATTGATTCTACAAGTTCTTTATATTTATTATGGTTCATAAGACGTATACTTCTATTTATATAGAGAGTAATATTTTTCAATTTTAATATAAATATATGAATATTTATTATATCAATATGTGGTATTTTATTTTACCTTTTATAAGTGTTTGGTTTGTAGCACGTTGTCTATGGACACCGATGCGTTATGAGAAAATAGAAGATGAATATGAGAGAGAAGAACCTCCATACGAAGAAAAATATCCTTTAAAAGATGAATATGATAGAGAACATAAACCAGATATAAATGAAAATAGTTTTGTTATGGAGAGTACCCCAGATGGAATGGTTATAATGTCTTATGATGATACGATGAAGCATTTTAAGTATTGGACTGACCGTAACATATCATATAAATACCTAAATGTTGTCGCTCGTAAATATTGTAAATTTTACAATTGTTGGGGTTATTATCGTTATAATGATTATTGTTCTTCTGAAGATGATACGGAAGAAAGTTCGGTTTCTGAAGATGATGAATTATTTTTGAAAAGAGTATCTAAAAAAAATAAGAAACAATTCAATACGATGAACCGTTTTTGTTATAAAGGTTCAATTAAAGATTTTAATATTATAAAGAGTATTCCTAAAAGACTTCCAAAAAATATAAATTTCAGTGATTTTATTCGATCGCGGCGTCAATTAGTTCATTCATAATTTTTGTAGAGTTTGTAATTGTATCAATTGTATCTTGTGATGTTTGGACGATATTTTGTATAGTTTCAAACATCGGTGTTGTAGTTGTATCAATAATTTCTAATGTATGATTTAATATTTTTAAAGTAGAATCAATTGCAGAAATACCAGCTGTAATACTTCCTAAACCAGGAACGGTATCTAAACTATCCACAGCAACTTTAATAGAATTTCTAATAATTTTTTCAATCATTTCTTTTAAATCGTTCATATATTCGTCCGTATTTAATTCTTTGATTGTAATTCTTAAGAATTGATTTAATAATTCAGCGTATCCTTTTAAAAATCGTGTCCATTGTTCTTGGAATTCTGGTATTTCAATGACTTTAAGTATAGCTTGATTATATTCTTCTAATAAATCAATAAAATACTTCATAAAATCATCATATAAATAGTAAATGATATTTCTAAGAACTCTTATGAATTTGATTAAAAAATTGAAACTTGTTTTTTCCATCTTTTAATGTAATATAATAAAAATAATGGTAAAGAATACAAAAGGAGGAAGTGGACATAAACGTTTAGCACGTAAACATCAGTCAGTTGAAGAGGAGCGTATACGCTATCCATCAGGAGAACAGGAGATGATTGGGCGCGTAACAAAATTGTTGGGTAATCGTATGTGTTATGTTAAATGTTTTGAAGATGGAAAAGAGCGTTTAGCACATATTCGTAAAAAATTCAGTGGTCGTAATAAAAAGATGAATTATATTGGTATTGATACCTATGTATTAGTTGGATTAAGAGAATGGGATATGAAGAAAGATAAACAACAATGTGATATTTTAGAAGTATATTCATCAACACAAGAGACATCATTAAAACCATATATACGTGATGATGAATCAGAAGATGAATATAATATTGCGTTTGATTTTGATGAACTATAAATTAAATCTCTTGAATATATATATAAGAATGTCTGAATGGTTAGACCTAATTAAAAAACTACGTAAAAAACATCCTAAAAAACCTTTAAAAGATGTATTAAAAATGGCAAAAAAAGAATATAAACCAAAAACACGTCGTAAGACGAAACGTTCTTCTAAACGTCGTCGTCGTCGCACAAAATCAAGAAAAAAACATTAATTTTTTTTTGTATAATAATTCAATGAATTCAATTAATTATTATACTTCAGAGTATCCAGAAGACCCAAGCGCGGTTGATTTTCGTATTGAATATTTCTGGGTTACTATAAAAAATCAATGGAAGAATTTTTATATAAAATTTCGTATTGGAAAAACACTTCCATCATATTACTTAAATCGTATAGATGATTGGTCTTCACAATTAAATATACTTAAAAAAAATAAAGAATATTTAAAAATACAAAATTCAATTGAACGATATTTATCAATCATTATTCACGATATGTTAATCATTAAAGATAGTTATTCAATTCATTTATTAAAATCAAGTTATGAAAAATGGAAAAAAATAAAGAAAACTGAAGGATTTAAAGGAACAACTGATGAAAATATATTATTTATGTTTCTTTTATTTGAATTATATATTCATAAACCTGAATGTCGTTTATTTAAATACTTAAGTAAAGTATATTCATTAAAAAATGTAAGTCGTGATGATGTTTATAATGAGATATTATATTATATTGTAAAATATAAATTAGTGTCTGTTTTAGATTTGTATAGAACTATAAAACCATTTGAAGATACAGAGATATCATCACATAAATTGATAAGAAAATTGAGTATAACTGATTATAATTGTTTAATTTAAATAAAATGAAGTTGTTAATAAGTTTATGTTGTATTCATCTTTTATATTCAATTTATTCATTCATATTTCATATAGGATTTATATATGAAATATGGATTGGATGGGTCATCTTACACATCTATTGTGTTTATTTAAGACCGTTTAATGTAACACCCGTCATACATTTAGGTATACATACGCTTATAAATGTAATTATTGGTATATCAATATTCCTCATATATTCCATTCATTTCTATATAATGTTAAGTATTCATATGTTATGGGAGTTCATATTCTGTATTTATATCGTATATAATTGTTCAACTTCAAGCGTGAATGAATAATCCGCTCCATTTAAATCAAGAATTCTACCATATTCATCAGTTAATTGTATTTTTAATTTATCCAATTGAATGGGTCCCATGTATTCTCTCTTTAAAAATATATTTGCTGTATCCATTAATGAAATGAGTTCTCTCCGTGGTTGTGTGACCTGTATTTTTGCGAGTGTATTCTCACTGCGGTTCATTGTATGATTGTAATATGGTATAATAATTGTATCAGCATAATTATGATTATATTCATTTACATTTAATAAAAAGTAATTAATATCTGTTTGACTAACTTGTTCAGATACATATCCTAATGACGTATGTTCATTTAAACCTGTTAAATTGTAATCATCCCAAGTATATACTTTTTTTGTAAATCCCATTAACCATCCTAAACTACGTTCTCTAAATTCTTCCTCACTACATTCTTTATCTTCAGGAATAAATTGTATTTCAAAACGATGTACAGGATTATCCGTATCATCTTCAGGAACTTCATCAAAATCACGTTGAAATACAAATTTTCCTAATACATTATCGTAATAACATCGTATCAAATGTAAATCATTTTCTTCTACAAAATACACATTATTTAAATAATCCGCTAATAATTCTGGAGTATAAAATCCACGTTCTAATTTAATCGTATATTCTTGTTCATTCTTTTTTTCATTATTTGAAAAGTCATATGTAATAATTTTAAAAGCGTCATTATTATAAAATTTAGAAATGTTATAATAACCATTTCTAATTTCAAAACTTGTTAATTTCATAGAAACAATGTGTTTTATAGGATTTGGTAATACTAACGTAAAATCCGTGCTTGGTGAGTTTGTATCTTCTCTAAATTTTGTATGAACGAATATACGACGTTTTATAGACCTCTTTTTTAATGGATTAATTGTGCCACGTTCATAATGAACTTGTATTGCGGGTATCGGGTCCGTAAACAATGTATCTGGAATTTGTATTGAATAATGTTTCGATATTTTTTTAATATAATGTTTAACATACGTCATTAACTGTGTTTTTTCATCATCTGTAATATCATTATCATTTTGTATTTGGTATAATACTTTTTTAGATTGTTCTACTAAATCATTTTGTTTCGGTTTAAAATCTAAAAATTCACACATATCTTCAATAGAAATATCCATCTTTATGTTTTAAATATATATATATAAAAATGGTAAACCGAAGAACTATTTATAAAAGTGGCGTTGTTCGTAGACAAACAAAAAAAATTCAAGAAACATCAGGAGTAACAGATGATACTGATGTTCACAACATTATCATAAAAAATGACGATGGCATACTTCAAGGTTATGATAATTTTCGTTTAGTTATAAACGATGACACAGACGAACCTGAAAATTTTATAGTAAAAGACTTGGAACTTATAGAATTAACTTCTAATAAAACTTACTTTAATCGTCAATGGTTTATTAGTGATTTTGTTAAAGATCATAGTATAAGTGACAGTTTAAAAATAGAATTTAAGATTAAAATAAAAGATGCAGAACAATTAAAATATACAAAACAATGTTATTTAAAATTTGATACATTTTGTAATACAGATGATAAACAACAAAGTATATATTGTGCTGAATTTGTTGGATTTATGAATGAACCAAGTGGAAACTTTGATTTTGTTCGTATAGATTATGTTGGAGATACAATTGAAATACCTGAAGTAAGATATAATAAAGATAGTGATAATGTTATAACAATAACTGGTTCATATGAATTTGATACTTTTGAAACAGACGATACTGTTCAATTCTATTATACATATGAACTAAAAACATCTACACCTATATCATTAGAATATTTTGAAATAACATTTTAAAATAAAATTGACATAAAAATAATTTTGTTAAATGTATGTTAAAAAAATGGAAAAAGAATATTTGAAACAATTGACAGATGATGAAAAGAAAACTATGGAGATTGCTAAAAAAATACTTGGAGACTCATTATCAATACATAAATCAATTGGATTTCAAGAGTATTTAAAGCGTCTCAAGACTAGAAAACTTACCGACACCACCTGTGGAACCAAACCCTCCTGAACCGCGTTCCGTTTCATCAAGATTATCTACTAAAACAACATTTTTAATAGGTTCAAGTGTCGGCGTACATATTTGAAACATTCGTGTATCTTGTTCAATCTGATAATTTTGTCCTGCAATACCTCCATGAATATCAATTTTAGCAATTAGATTACCCCGATAATCTTTATCAATAATACCTACTGAATTTGCCATTCTAAATACAGTTTTACTAATACTTGAACGTGGATATAGATAAAATGGAGATGAAACTTCTTCATTTTTATCATTTACTTGAACAAGATTTGCTTGCACTTTATGATCGAGAGTGATTGGAACATCACCTTCAATATACATTCTTGAAATATGTTTAGGAACAATAAGGTCAAATCCGCTATCTCTTAAACTTCTATGTTGAATTCGTTCTACATATTTTTGTTTAAGAGATTGGTCACCAACAACACGAAGATACAGAATATAAGTCATATGAATATAAGTATGTAATACTATACATATAATATAAAAAAATCAATTTTTTATAATGAACGATATAAAAGATTTTATTATAGGTGGTATATCAGCAACTTGTTCCAGAACAATAACAGCACCATTAGAACTTCTAAAAATACAAAAACAAAATATGTTTATGAAACAAGATTTAATAAACACATATTATAATGATGGAATATTTGGTTTATGGAAAGGAAATGGATTAAATTGTATTCGTATTTTTCCACAAAACGCGATATCCTATAGTGTATATTCACTTCATCTAACACCATATTCATTTATAAATGGTTGTTTAGGTGGTTTAACATCAACATTATGTACGTATCCAATAGATAATTTAAGAACACGTAAATCATTTGAATGTTCTAAAAGTGTAATTCATATGGCACGCTCAATGTCGTTGAGAGAACTCTATCAAGGTGTAGGAGTAACAGGTTTCGGTTATATGAGTTTTTCTGGTTTAAATTTTATGTTTTATGAGTTATATCGTCCATATACAAATTCATTTTTATGTGGTGGTTTAAGCGGAATGTCGGCACTTTGTTTTACATATCCAACAGATTTGATACGAAGACGCTTACAACTACAAGGATATCATAAAAATGTTCCTAAATATTCTTCAATAATAGATTGTATACAAAAAATAAAAATAAATGATGGTTATTCGGGTTTTTATCGTGGTTTCATTATAAATTTAATAAAGATAATTCCAACAATGGCGATACAATTTACACTTATTGAGAATTTCCAGAATTTCTGGAAGACGTTTTCTTGAAATTTGTGTTATACCTTGTCCGCGTTTAAAATGTCCTTTACCATAAAATAACAAATATTCTAATTGTTTTAGTGATAGATTAAGTTGTCTCTTTAATACTTTCCTATTAATGTAATATAATACTTCATAATTAAACCGATTATACCGTTCATATTTCATTGGATAGATACGATATTTACGATAGATAGGATTATTTTTTATAATACCAATTCCATTTATTTTGTTTGTATCCAAATCCATTTCAAAAACAGTTATTTTTTGAAATGGAGGTATTTGTTGTGTAATTTCATTCGGTGTTCCATAAACACGTTTATAATGTTCCGCGTGTTTTTTATAATGATATAATGTATCTGTATTAAATCTCGTGCAACAATACTTCATATTACGATTGAAGGTTGTATATACTTCTCTGATAATCGTTCAATTTTACTATTTTGTAAATCTTTATAGAATGTATAAAAGTGTTGTTTTGTCGTAATATAAGGTATCCAATGAAAACAATATTTTTCAAAATAAGACATACGATATCGTGTTGTATCTATCAATTTTGTAATGATAGGTTGTTCTAACCATAATAATAATATAGTATTTGTAGAACGAATGATATAATTATCACGACTGGAAATACCAAAGGTTCCTTGTTTATCTAAATAGGGACATCCATACATCTTATGTGCCATAATAATTTTTGGAACACCTTGAAATTGTAATGGTCGTATACTATATGATTTAACTAAATATGGTGCTTTGTTCTTGAATACGCATGTATGTATATTAATGTATTTTGTAGGTTCTTTTGATAAATATTCTTTTGGAACAGGGTTTGTTTTATATACATAATTAAATAACGAAGGAATTTGTTGTTGTTTCATCCAAGAGATTATAAAATCTACGAGAGAGAAATAACATAATGGTATCGGTTTATTTAGTAATATCTTAAATGTTTTTCTCTCTTTAACTGGAAGTCCGTGAGACATTATCGGTTGTTGTGTATGAGGAGCGTTTTGAACTGTAATCATCGTCGTAGGTGTTTGTGCCTGTCCTTTAAATAATTTATTTGTTTGTTGGTTTGTTAATGTATGAATATGAAGAATATTATGTGAAGTTAATAATGAATATATATTTGCTTTATCTGGTTTTAACCAAATTGCAGGAATAATCATAGACATATATCCTTTAGATTGTAATAATTCAAACGAACGACGAACAAATTGTGTCCACATTGTTTTAGGTTTTGTAGTTGTTGTTTTAATTCGTTGTGTAGGAACAGGTTTCATACCATTCACTTGATATGGAGGATTACCAATAATTATATCAAAATGTTTTGGAAAATGATTAGGAAGAGGTTGTAAGAAATCCTGAATAGAAATATTCTTTTGGTATGGAAATAAATCATACAAATGAGATTTATGTGCAGAATTGATTTCAATCATATATAACATTTTTGTAAGAATATGGTGTGAACGCTGTTGAACGTTTGGAAATGTATGTTTTAATACATCCATTAATTTATGATATATTACTAATGTAAATTGACCTTTACCTACACATGGGTCTAACCACGTTGTTAAATGTATATTTGGACTATCCCATATAGGTAATTGATTGATTAATGTATTTATAATACTTTCTGGTGTCATTACTTCTCCATATAAATGTTTAAATGACATATAATTGAATAATATATAAAAAAATTGATTATAAATACGCGTGAAAATAATAATAATTAATTAAAATGCTTTCTACAAAACAGCGTGAAGCGTATGAATGTTTTTTAAAAGGACATAATATATGTATTACAGGTGGTGGTGGTTGTGGAAAGACCTATTTAATACAATATATGTATAAACGTCAATCTATGAATAAAAAAATACAAGTGTGTGCGTTAACAGGTTGTGCGTCCGTTTTATTAGATGAATGTGACGCTCAAACATTACATTCATGGGCGGGAACAGGTATTGAAACAAATCCTCAAGTCATATTGAATAAAATGAAGTCTTATGTAAAAAAGCGTTGGAGAGAAGTGGATGTTTTAATCATTGATGAAATAAGTATGTTGACAAGTGAGTTATTTGAATGTTTAGACGTCATTGGACGTAAAATTAGAAATAGTTCAGATAAACCTTTTGGTGGTATTCAGGTTATTTTATCTGGTGATTTTTATCAATTACCACCAGTTGGTATAAATACACAATTTTGTTTCGAGTCTAAATATTGGAAGTCGTATATAGGTTATACATATCATCTTACAAAAAACTATCGTCAATGTAATGATGAAACTTATATAAATTTATTAAATAATATTCGTCGTGGAAAGATAACAAAAACACAATATAAATTATTATTAAGTCGTGTATGTAATACAAATATAAGTTCAAATATTGTTCGTCTTTTTCCAAGACGTTATCAAGTTCATTCGTATAATGAAAAGAAACAACGTGAGTTGGTAGAAAAAGAAAAAATGGTATATCCAATAATGTTTTATAATTCAGAGAAATGTATAACACATACATCGAAAGAGAATTGGAAATCAAAGATACATTCATTGCATTCAAAGTTATTAAATGATTATCCAATAGAACATTTAGAATTATATGTAGGTTCTCGCGTAATGTGTATAAAAAATTTAAATATAAAAAATAAATTATGTAATGGAACTTTAGGAACTGTTGAAAAATTTATATTACAACAACCACTTATTCGTTGGTGTCATGGTCTAACCACATTATGTACGCCTACAACTTATTCAATAGGAACTTATAAAATAAAACAATATCCTCTCATTTTATCATATGCTTTATCTATTCATAAGTGTCAAGGAATATCTTTAGATGAAGCGGTGATTGATTGTGGTAACGATATGTTTGAAAGCGGACAGGCATATGTCGCGTTGTCAAGGGTTCGTTCATTAAATGGACTTTATCTTAATAACTTTAATTTAAATTCAATTAAAATTCATAAAAAAGTTGCTGACTTTTATAATGAAGAAGAACCATAAATCTCTTCCTTTGTAAGAACACCATCTTGTAATAATCTGGTAATAATACCTTTCATTAATGTAGGATCGAAATTAGCATTTTTCGGGAACCCATATAACTTAATATATTCAGAATATTGTGGTTTTAGTGTTGCCATAGGAACTGTCACCATATGATCGCGGAATACATTAACACGTTTCGTTGAACCGACAATATATTCTTCTAATCGTTCAGGGTCATCTAATATAGAAGCTTTATTTCTTGCTTGTTCTAATTGTTTTTCTATATTTTTACATTCTAAATATTGAAGAATTACACGATTAAACATATTTACAAGAGAAATACAAAAATTACGTACGCGTCTTATTAATGGATTATTATCATATTTAGTTGTGCTTAAAATAGAAATCAATATATTATAATATTGATTTGTAAATCTCTGAACGACATATTCAAAATTACCAGCGTTATATTGATTTATAATGTCAGTAACTTGTAACATAAACTTCGTATATAGATATTCTAAAAATACCAGGTTTCCTTCTTCACTAAAAATTGTATAATATGTTAATGAATTATGTGTATTTTGTTTAGTTGTTTGTTTAATTCTCATTTTTTTTTGTATTCATTATATATAAAATATAATGGCAAGTAACGGTAATTCAGAACCAACACCAATAGATTTCGTAATAAATCAGTTAAATGATGAGGTAACATTAGACATATCGGCCGGACTTGATCAGTTTAAAGTTGATCTTTCATCAGCAAATTGTACTGTATTTTACGAAGTTTCATTAAACCAACTCCGTGAGGTGTTCAAATTCCAAACAGATTCTTCTGATGTTGACCCTGATGGTTCAGACAATGATGTTACTTATCATATTGACCACACCCAATTCCCAAATGTAAATGTAGCAAACGCAAGTTATGTAGAAGGCAACTTTGGTGAGACTGGTGTTAAAACTGGTAATCCAGTCGCTACTGGGTTCGGTGAAAAGCGTTCATTACTTAAACACGACTTTATACGCCATCTCGCCGATCAATTATTTAATACATATCATGGTGTTGACCTGTTTAATAATGAACAAGAATTAAAAGATGAACTTGTTAGATTAGGTTCAGTAATTTTAACTAATATACACGAAGATTTAAGCGGAGCTAATTTAGAAAAAAATAATAATAAGGAAGATAGTAATATTGGTTACAAGTTAATGAAACAAATTGGTTATCATGACCCTGACCGTTTCAGAACAGATGTAAGTCATGGTATTCAAGATACAAATGATGTGCAATCTATACCTTTAATAGATGATGATAAATTAATATTTAATGTTAAAATAAACCCTGCAGAAGGTCAAAATAACTTAACAGGTGTTGACTCGGTTAGTTCTCGTACATACCGCATAGTATTAATATTAAAAGATAGCGTAACGAATAATACTGAACCTGATGATATATTCTTTAGTAATTTACAGGGTGTTACTGATTGGGATGGTAACGCTATAACATCTGTTGAACAAACATATGTCGTAAATGAATGATGAAAAATAGATAAAAATTCATTATTATTAAATATATAATAATGAATACATTATTCGATTTTAATCATTATAATTCTAAAGAATTGAATACAATATTTTCAATACAAAAGAATGATGAATGGTCTACAATCGAGAAAAAAATTAAAGACTTCGAGAATAAATGTTTAAAACGATTGAAGTCATCAAGAGATAAGATTTTATTACGTGAATTTATAAATAAATCATTATCTCATTACAAACCGTCTGCAATAGGAACAAAAACAATAGAAAAATTATTG